AAAGCAAGTGGTTGGGACAAGCTTATTTCTAATGGATTTAGCTTTAACCAATTATGTAAGTTATTAGGGTTGCCTACAATCAATGAAGAGTGGGCTGATGAACATTATATAACTAAAAATTATGCAAATGTGAAAGGAGGTGGAGAAGGTGAAGAATAAATTTTATAGTTTAGAAAAGGCATCTGATACAGAGGCCAATTTATATATTTATGGTGATATTGTTAATTATAGATGGGATGATGAAGATGTAAATGCTAATAGTCTAAAAAATGAACTAGAAGCACTTGGAGATTTATCATGTATCAACGTTCATATTAATTCTTATGGAGGAGATACCTTCCAGGGATTAGCAATTCATAATATATTGAAACAACATAGTGCTAAAGTAAATATCTATGTTGACGGTATTGCAGCCTCATCTGCCTCAATAATTGCGATGGCAGGAGATAAAGTTTATATGCCAAGGACAGCTTTAATGATGATTCATAATTGTTGGACTTGCGTTATAGGAAATGCGGATGAATTAAGAAAAACAGCAGAAGACATGGATAAAATTGCAGAAGCATATAAGAGTGCTTATATGGCTAAGGTTAATATAACAAAAGAAAAACTAGAAGAACTATTAACTAATGAAACCTATTTAACAGCAGATGAATGTATAGAAATGGGATTTGCAGATGAGATTATAGAAGATGAAAAAATTGCTGTAAATTCGTTTGCAAATAAATCTATTCTTAATCTTGTAAATAGATTAAAAGTTGCAGAAGAAAAAAATAAATCTTCAAACATAGAAAAAAATATAATTAATGCAGAGAAAATAACTATAAACGGTGAAGAAATTGAAGATAAGATAAAACAAATTTTAGACAACATGTTAAACAAAAATAAAACAAAGGATTTAGATGATAATCCAAATCAAAATCAGATTAAAGAGGATGCTTGGGCATCTTTTTTTAATATAAAAAAATAAGAAAGGTAAGGTAAAAATTATGAAAATTAATGAAACCAAAATGAAAAAAGCTCAAGAAGAGGCTTTAAAAATTCTTCAAGAAACAGAAGACAAATCTCAAGCAGTTGTAGATGCAATGGATAAAATAGTATCTGCACAATATGAAGATTTAATTAACGAAATTCAAGAACAAGCTGCAAAAGCAGAAAGCGATGCATCTTATGCAAAGTCTTTAGGATTAAGAACATTATCTAAAGAAGAAAAGGAGTTTTACACTTCATTAAAAGATGTGAAACAAGCTATAACAGCTAATCAAATTGATATTATTCCAGAAACAACTGTTGATGTAACACTAGAGGATGTAAAAAAAGAAAGCGGAATATTAAATGACGTTAACTTTACACCTGCTAATGTAAAAAGATGGATAGTTGCTGAAAAATCAGGAACATATTCATGGGGAGCTTTAACAGAAGAAATAAAAGGAGAGTTAAGTGCAGCTTTCTCAAGCTTGAATATGGAAGTAAGTAAATTAACTGTTTACTTAGTAATTCCAAAAGCTATAAGAGATTTAGCATTACCATTTGTTGATAAATACTTTACAGCAATATTAAAAGAATCTCTAAATGATGGTTTAGAATATGGATATTTACAAGGAACAGGTAAAGATATGCCAATAGGTATTTATAAACAAATAGGTTCTTCTAATGAAGACGGAACACATAAGGACAAAACAGTAAATACACTAACAGCATTTACACCAAAAGCATTAGCTGCAGCTAAAAAATATCTATCGAAGAGTGGTAAGAGAACATTTGATAAATTAGTTTTAATTTGTCACCCAAATGATGAAGCTGATTATGTTGCACCAGCCATCTACGACAGAGAAGGAAGACTAATTAGTTCATATAAGAATTTAGTTGTAAAAACTTCTGCAAACAACCCACAAGGAAAAGCAGCTTTAATAATTCCTAAAAAATACACAATGGGATTATCTAACTTTGGAATAAAAGAATATGACCAAACAATGGCTATGGATGATGCAGATGTTGTTATTGGTAAAGGATATGCTAATGGTCGTGCTACTGATGATAATACAGCATTTGTATTTGATGTAACTAAACTAGAAGAATATATTCCAACTGTTAAAACTGCAGAAGAGGTTGCAGGAGCTTAGAAATAAGCTCCTAGTTTTAATATAGGGGGTTTTAAAAATGGAAGAAAAATATGAAGTTGTTTATAGATTTAAAGATTTACAAGACAACAATTATATCTATAAAGTAGGCGAAATTTATCCTCGTGAAGGACTTGAACCAACTAAAAAAAGAATAAAAGAATTATCAACTGAAAAAAACAAAATAGGCAAAGTTCTAATCAGAAAAATCGAGGAAGAAACAGAAGAAACTGAAAATCCAGAAAATGATGAAGAAATAACGGAAGAACTAAAAGAGGAAGAAACAGAAGAAACTGAAAACGATGTTACAGAATAGAGGTGTATTCTATGAATGATACACAGATATATGATCTTTTACAAGAGATAAAGAATGAACAACATCCATCACCATTTAAAGATGATGAGGAGTATATAGGTTATATAAAAGATGGTGAATATGATATCAATTATTGCTGTGGTACTATAATTGATTATCAGAAAGACCGAGAAGCAAGAAGTCTATTAAAAAGCTATGTCTTATATGCTGATTATAAAAGATTAGCAGAATTTAAGCAGTTATATGGAGCAGAATATGCTTTATTACAAGCAAAATATTACAAACCTTCCGACATATAACGATGGCAAATTTAGACTTTTTGAAATAAAACAAACTAAAGATACTTTTCCTGTAGAATATTTACATGATACAGGAAAAGTTATTTGGTTTGAAGAGCTTTCAATTTCAGATAGATTAAGATTTGAAGCTGAAGAGAGAAAAAAGAATATAACCTATAAAATAAGAATACCACAAATAAAATCAATAGATTCTTTATGCGTTGTTAAGATAGGCAATGTATATCACAAAATATATAATGCCTATCATTTTACAAATAAAGAAGGCTTTAAGCAGACAGATTTAACATTAGTAGAATATCCACGAGTTAAATTGGAGGGAGAATTATGACAAAGGAAGAATTAGTTGAATTATTAAATAAATTAAATGTTCCATTAAGTGAAGATACTCCTAAAGATGAAGAAATGGAGGAAGAAATAAGAATACACTTTTGGGATTATATCTGGGAAGATATAACAGCAAGTGGTTCTAATTATAATACTAATGTTACATATCAAATATCTGTTGTTGCAGATAAACCTAGACATCCAAAACTCATAGAGCTAAAGAAAGAACTTAATAAAATTGGAATATTTCCTACAATACAACATGAGTATTTGACTGAAAAAAGGAGAATACACTCGTTTTTCTCTATAGAAGTGTTAGAAAATATAGGAGAAGAAAATGAGTAAAGATGTGTATGGATATAACGGATTTGAAGCTTTATCTGAAGTATTGGAAAAATATATAGACAAAGCTGATAATGTGATGGATGTTCTAGAATCTGGAGCAAAAGAATTTACAAATGATTTATTAAAGCTACCAAAACCAATTTCAAAAATCAGAAAAGCAGGATATACGCACTTGATAAACAGTTTTGCATATAGAAAAAAAGATAAGGAAATTGAAGTGGGCTGGGGCAAATATTATGGACCTATGGTAGAACATGGGACTAAAAACATGAAGGAGTCACATCCTCATGTTTATCCTTTATGGGATAAAAATAAAGAAAAATATTATAAATTAATGCTTACTAAACTAGGTTTACAGACATGGTAATAGTAAGTATTAAAAATAAAAAAAGAAAGAAGGAATTTAAAATGAAAAATAAGAAACCTATGATTAAAGAGACAGTTGGCTCTTTATATACTGCTTTTAATACTCCAAACGAATCAGGAGAATTTGATTCTTCAACATATGAAGAAACAATAAAAAGCGATGTTGTAAAAAATATTGCTACAACAGAAAACGCAGAAAATACAACTGTAAGAGCAAGTGGTACTGACTATGAAACAGTTAATCAAGCATCAAGCATAGATATGGCTGTTGAAGTTGTTGCTTTTGATCCATCAACATTGGCTAGAATGAGAGGGGAAGATACTTCAGACAATGGAGGATTAATCCTATCAGGAGCCCCAAGTAGAAGACCTTTCTTTGCATTTGGAAAAGTTGTAAAAAAAGTTGGCGGAGGAGTTCAATATGCTTGGTATCCAAAATGTCAGTTAGTAGAAAATACTGATGATATTGCAACATCAGAAGATACATTCTCAGAACAAAATGATACTATTACAATAAGAGCTTATGCCTTTGATGATAAAAATCAAAAGAAAGCTTATGTAGATAGTGAAACTGAAAACTTCCCAGAAGGTTTAACAGAAGAGAAGTTCTTCACTAAACCTATAATAACAGCAGCAGATTTAGCAGCAGCTGTTGCACCAGGTGC